AATGCTGGACAGCGCCGTCGCGTGGGGAAACCGCGCCGCTGATACCATCAAGGGTTACGCTAATTTCGCTGTTAACGAGCATCAAGAGAATCTTGCCTACAACGAGATCCTTACCAATCCCGATGTCCTGAGCGATTATACGCTTAAGTTCTTTGGTCCTGAAGGTCCGTACCCTGTGTACGAAAACGAGCAGGAACTTGAGACACGCGGTTATCCGACTCAGTCGATTGGTCAGTTCCAAGCTGGTAACTTCCCTGCTCCCCCGACAGCTGCTGCTCCGCAAGCACCTGAGAATTTCTGGGGCACTTTTGGCGAGATGATGAATCGCGATCCTCAGAATGCCTGGCGCGTCCTGAACCAAGCTCAGCCTCAGACTGTTGCTAACAAACTGTTTGTGATGGAATGAAATGCTTAATCTAGCTGGTAAGTATGCAAAAGTAATTAGCGGAAATCCAGGAATGTCTGCAGTGGCTGGCGGCCTCGGTGCCGCTGGCCTTGCTACGTTAGGTAACGTTGTTACTGGACAAGCTCAAGAAGAGGCCCCTGGCCGCTTGGGAATGGAAGCCCTGGGAGCTGGCGCAGCCGGTGCTTTACTTGGCACACAGATTCCTGGTTTACGTAATCGTGCTACAACAGCAATGCGTAATCTTGGTGCTGTTGTAATGGAAAACCCTGGATCGCAAGCCCGTAAAGCAAAGATGTCTGCCAATGAAATTAAAAATTCGGAGGCTATTCGTGACATGCTTCGAGAAGTGGCTGCGGCAGGCGCCGATCCCTCCAAAGTGAGAGATCAATTCAAAACTGGGCTTCGAGGATCTCAAGCACTTGTGAATACGGCCGGAATTCCTATTGGTTTAACCATGGCAGGCGGACTTGGTGGCCTTGTTGGTGGCGGTATTGCCAATGCCGGTGATCTTGTTGGAATTCCTGGCTTCCAACAAGGTGGGCCAGTTGATCCTGAGTCCTATGGATCTAGTAATTCCGCTGGTGCACGCACCAAAGCGTCCACACTGCAGTACATGTAATTAAATAAATTACGGGCTGCTAAAATTTGTGTTAGATAAGACACATGTGTCTTTATCTTTCACCCGATAAAAACACTAACACTGGAGGATAAACCAAGGTGTTTATTGATAGCTAGTTCAGATCCTGGTAGGTATTTCCTTTCAAGATTTGGTAAATAGCTCCGTGATTACAATCAAACTTTTCGGCAATCTTCCGATAAGAAAGACCAGCCTCTTTTAAAGATTTGATTTTAACCACGTCGTCCGAAGAAAACTTTCTCAAAGAGTTTTTCGGCCTTCCTTTACTGGCAAAACCATTGTTTTTGTAACAACCGTTTTTCCAAGCCCTTGTTAGATTTTCTTGTTTGGTAACGATCTCAAGATTATCAAGTCGATTATTCCTCTTGTTATTATCTTTGTGATCGACTTGAAGGGAAAAGTTACTGGTTCCATGGGAACGCAGATCCAATCCCAAAAAAGCCACAGCCATCAAGACATGAAGATGAAAACGCTTCCTCTTCCCATCTACAAGAATTGAAACTCGGTTATAAACACTGGTCGTACTGATGGACAGCTCTCGAAAATATTCTTGATTATCGGGATCAAGACGTTTCTCAAAAGCCTTACCTTCCTCAGTTAAGTAAAGATTACCAAATCCGGGAACAAGTTTTGGTTCCATGTTGTTCATGAACAAGTTTCCAAAGCATAGCATGCCTCAACTGAACGCTCAACGTTGTCACCTCACCGAGTAATCGATGAGTGCAAACTGGATGAATTCAGGGAAGCCCTAACGTCAAGCCGAGGGTAATCCTGAGCCAAGCCAATCAAGAACGTGATTGGAAGGTGCAGAGACTACTGGGTGTAACACGATCTTGTTACGTAATACCAGAATTAGCGTCCGGCATCCCACAGGGATGAAGAGATAGTCCACCCCTCTAAGAAACTAGAGACCAGGAGAACGACTTTCCAAAGATTTTAGGTGCGGAACTTTATCGTCCCCACCCTGCGTACATCGCTGAGATGGCTGTGGAGCCCGTGGTTGTCCACGACTTCACACGTCAGCCTGGTCAAACCGTTCAGTTAGACCGCTACAAGTTCTGGGGTACCCCTGGTACTAAGGACAGCCGTGAGCGTATTGCTGACCAAACGATCGGTACCGCTAACAGCCGTAACATCACCAAAGAGAAAGTTCTGGTGGTGCTTAAGGAGTACACCGGTCCTGCGGATCCGGGCGACCCGACTCAGCCCAGCACATTCAAGATTGCTCGCGAAACACTGGTTACCGCTCAGCGCATGCTGCTGGATACCGGCAACCTGAATATGTTCCACCAGTCGATCGGTAGCCTGACGCTGCTTGACGACTATCGCCGGTGGCGTGACCGCGTGTTCATTGATGAACTGTCCAAAGCTGAAGCCAACGGTGCTGCTTCCACAACTCAAGGCGGTTACTACTTCGCTGGTAACAAGGTCAAGGATGCTTCCGGTCGTATTTCCTACACTGGTACTGAATACACCGCTGACCTGCAGCAGTTCCAGGTGCGTACCGACTTGCTGACCGTTGTTAAGGACCTGCGCAAGCGCAACGTTCCGACCTATGCCGATGGTCTGTATCGTTGTATTTGCGATCCCACGTTCATGATGCACCTGCGTCGTGACCCTGACTTCCGTGAGATTGCGCGTTACGCTGGTAATCCTGGTCAAGGCATGTACATGGGCAATCCCATGCTGCCTAACAACGCCAGCTTCTACCAAGGCCCCCAGGCCGGTCAAGCCTACTTCCTGGCTGGCGAACCTGTTATGCCTACTGGTGTGCAGTTTGAAGGCGTTAAGTTCTTCGAATCCACCAACTTCCCGATCAAGAGCATCAGCACTTCCTTTGACGGTGGTTCCACCTATGCCGTGAAAGAAGCCGCTCAAGGTTACTTCTTCGGTCCTCAAGCGATTGGCGTTGGTATCGGTGGTCCGAACGCTCAAGTTCTGATCAACAACAACGACGATTTCAGCCGTTTCATCATTCTTATTTGGCAACTGTACGCCGGTTTTGAAATCCTGAACAAGGACTTTGTGACCACCGCGTTCAGCTTCGTGCAAGATGACGGTAACATCTGATCAATAACGTAAACAACTAACAAAAGGAAAAATAAATGACCTATTTGTCCGCTAAAAAAATCTTCCCAGGCAACTGGGCAGAACCCCTGAACGGCTGGTACAAGAACATTGACTCTGTTGTCGAAGGCGGTAGCTCTCTCGACAGCTCCCTTGGTGGCCCCACCTCGGTCCTTGCTCTGCCTGGTTACCGTTATTTCCAGCAGCGTGGCTATGTCGCAGTGACAACCACCTCTGGTGCTGGTAGCGTTAGCTCCGCTGCTGTGATCGTTCCCTCGCCTTATCGCCAGGATGACACTCGTCCTGACATCACGGGCATGGTGATCTCTGGTAGCAGCACACTGCCTGCTTACGTGTACCGCACCGCAATTTCGGTTGCCTCTGGTTGGGGTGATGGCCGCGTTGCCTCTGGTGTGTATGCCGCTACCGGTAACGTCATTTCGTTCGGTCGCAGCAACGGCGGTTCACCTGTCGCCGCCTCTGGCGTGGGTGAAGGCGTGATTCAAGCCAACCTGACTTCCACTGTTTCCGGCCTCCAAGCTGGCGAAATCTACTTCGCTGGCGGCACTGCCGGTTATGGCACCAACGCCTTCCTGACCGCTACTGGCGCCGCTGGTGTCTCTGGTTCTGTGGTGAACTACCAGGTTACTGCCTCGACCACGTTGCGTGTGTTTGCTAAAGAAACTGCAAACTCCACTACGACTTCCGGTGGTTTCTACATCTCCAGCGGTGACTCTGCCGCCGGTCGTGTTGGTTACCTGGTTGTGGAAACCTGCTACGTCCAGCCTGACACTGCCCCTGGCTACGAAGACATCGAAGCTTACCTGCTTGGCCGCACTGTCAGCTGAATAAGCTAAACTAGGACCAGAATTAACATCTGGTCCTTATGCTTTACCAGCACAAAAAAACTGGCGCTCGCGTCAAAGTTGTAAGTGAGTTTGATAACGGCGATTGGTTCATGGTCGAAGATCAGGACGGTCGCCTTTACACCGCTTACAACTCTGAACTTATCCCAGATGAAGAGGCTACCAAAAAGGTAAAAACTCTTCAAGTCAAAGATAAAGCAGCCAAAGAGGACCCACGGGATTTTCCCCCTGATCACCGTTTAAATGTCAATTCCGCTACCGCACAAATGCTTGCGGATCACATTAAGGGAATTGGTCTTAAAACAGCACGTGAGATTAAAGACCTTCAGATGTCTCTGTCGGGTGAAAGATTCAATAATCTTGAACAGCTGAAGCAAATCAAGCGTGTTGATTGGAATGCGGTCCTGGCGGCCGATTTAATTCGCGTATAACTATCTCCACCAAGCCCCTGGGAAACCAGGGGTTTTTTAATCTTACAATGAAGAATAAAACGATACCATGGCAGGCATAACATACTTAGGCCAGGTGGGTTCTACCGGAGTATCAACCGGTCCCCATAAGCATGTTTATGTGAAAGATCTTTCGACAGGACTATATATTGATCCCTCTACTATTCGTTCTGTTTTGGCTGGTGTTCGCGTTGGCGAGCAAAGAGTCCCAGCACTGATTAAAAACAAAGAAGGTAAATACGATTTCAATCCACAAGCTGGGATCAGCCTGACTTCCAGGTATGGTCCGCGCAGTGCCCCAACCAAGGGAGCCAGTTCGTTTCACCGGGGGGAAGATTGGGCTCTTCCAGAAGGAACTCCGGTTTATTTCGAAGGCTCTGGTACATACAAGCCCCTTGCTAATCAAGGTGGTTACGGCAACCTGGCAGCATTTACCACAGGAGATAACAAATACGAACTTGGTTTCGGACACATGAAATCCCTTGGCAAAGCCGGGGCTATTGCATCAACTGCACCAACTGCAGCACCGACTCAACCACAAGGGGGCACAGATTCTCGCGCTGACGACATCATTAAAGCATTCATGTACGGCGCTCAGTTGCAGGGTAAAGAACCAGAAAAACCCAAGAAAACAATACAAGACACACTCAAAGAACAGTTGGTTGGAGGTTTAATTTCACAAGCACTCAACCCCATGGGATTCCTGGATTCCTACAGAACAAACGATCCGTTACTTATGGGTCAATCCAGCGCCACATTAGATTACCTCAATGGTTTGTTTGGTTGATTACTTGCTTTTATAATTGAAAGACAACGACACGTAGAAGTGCAGTTAAGCGACTACGACAAAAGTAGAGTTCGTTACCACCTCGGTTACTTTACTGTTTCTGTTCCGGCTGGCGACTACGCCCGCCTGGAAGAAGCAATGAACACCGTGCCGGATTCGTACTTCTACGACAAGCTCGCTATTCAGTTGGGTCGTTGTGACACAGCTGAAAAGAAAACTGAAGTTGCTACTTCTCCTTCCACGCGCCTTGAAAGCATTGCTGGTGACGTTGATCGTACCATTAGATCCAGTAATGCCAAAGAAGCCTTAAAGGTTTGGGATGAGATTTATCTCTACGAAACAAACCGTTTAGCCGGCATCCTTTACGTTCCAAACTACAAGGATCCGTTCCAGGCCAGATACCGTTACGAACGCTCTGG